CGCAGAATTGGCTTGGGAGTGATGGGGCTTGCCGAAATGCTTGTAAGAATGGGACTTCGGTATGGTTCTGAAGAGGCAACGATATTTGTCGATGCGCTTTTTGAGACTATAGCCGAAGAGGCATATAAAGCATCCATCGAGCTCGCAAAGGAAAAGGGCGCGTTCAGAGAGTTCAAAGCAGATAAGTATCTGCAGTCTGGATATATGCGCGGAATGAACAATGAGATTAGAGATGATATTGAAAAGTATGGAATAAGAAATGTCTGTCTACTTACGGTTGCACCGACTGGGACAACTGGAACTATGATGGGCACCAGCACTGGGATCGAACCATACTTTGATTGGCAATATACGAGAACAAGCAGGCTTGGAGTTCACACTGAGGTGGTGCCGGTTATCAAGGATCTTGATTTAGATCTGGATCAGTTACCAGACTACTGTGTGACCAGTAAGGATCTTGACCCGGAAGATCATATTAATATCCAAGCAGTCGCCCAAAGATGGGTTGACTCTGCAATTAGCAAAACGACCAACTGCCCTGCGGATTATTCATTTAATGAAACCGATCAGTTGTATCGTCTTGCTTATAGCCGCGGGTGCAAAGGAATAACCATCTATAGAGATGGTTCTCGTCATGAGCAAGTGTTGAATTCAGCAAAAGAAGAGACTGAAACTGAATCTTGTAAAATTGACGACTCTGACTGCATAACCTGCGCTTTGTAACTATGAATAAACCATATTCTCAAGACTATATATGTCATGAGACTGGAGAAATTGAAACACTGGAGTTTACGAGAAGGGAACAAATCCCCGCTTCGTTCAACTCTGTGTCAGAACTGCATGGAAAATTGGTACATTTTGTTCAATTTGATGACGAAAATTACTAAAAGTTGATGCTTTTTTACGATTTCTGTGGTATCATCATCATATGAGTAGTAATTATGTAAACAGGGGTGGCCTCGCGGTTCCTCAACAGGCGTTTGGGATCTGTGCATGGAAGCTGCCAGACGGTACCTTGCTTATGGATGCCGATAAAAATATCCTGTGCGCCGAGGGTCCTGTTGGAAATTATAAAATTGAGCGCATGGTGGCTGAAGCTGCTGCCTACTGGTCAGATAATGCAGGCGGCAAGCCGCATTGGGTCCCGGGGGCACGGAAAGTTTCAGATGACGAGTTGGATCACCAGAAGGGTAGACTCCTTGATGGTTTGATCCCCGACGAATATGAAGAAATATTAGATCCTGCTAAAAGGATGAACGGAGGGTTTTAATGGCAACACAGTTTGTTGAAGACGACGAGGCAGTTGTGGAAATTGATGACGTATCCTATATTGGATTCGATGTCGTTTCTAAAAATGATGATAGATTTAGAAAAGTCGCGGTGTCTTCTCAGTCAACAAAGATGAAACGTCGCGCAGGCCGGCTTATTAAGCAGGGAGAGGGTCGAGATGGTGCAAAGAGTAAGTATGTTGACCCGGAAACATTGGATGGATATGCGTTGTTTGATGTTGTGGTTCCGCCCTATGATCTAAATACACTGGCAGAATTATATGAACAAAGTTCTATTCATTATGCTGCAGTAAATGCAAGAACTATGAATACGGTTGCTCTTGGATATAGATTCGATGACAGCAAGAAAGCCCAACGAAAGTTGGAGAAGTCCCAGACCGACGAGGCTAAGACGGCTAAAACAAGGGATGACATCGATAGAGTTAAACGTAGAATGGATGCGATGTTCGATAACTTTAATGAAGATGAAACACTTATCGAAACTATGATTAAAGTTTGGAACGATTATCTTACCGTTGGAAATGGTTACGTGGAGATCGGAAGAAGCAATGACGGAAAGATCGGATATATAGGACATGTCCCAGCTGTGCTTGTGCGTGTTAGGCGCAACAAAGATGGGTACATCCAGTTGGCAAACAGTTCTAAGGCAAAAGCCGTTTACTTTAGAAACTTCCAGGATTTAGAAGGGAAGGATCCTGTCAATAATGATGGAGCGCCCAATGAGATAATCCATTTCAAATCATATAGTCCGAATAATACATACTACGGCGTGCCGCCAGCAGTTCCTTCTGCGGCTGCAATAGTTGGAGATAAGTTTGCTAAAGAGTATAATATTGATTACTTTGAGAATAAAGCAATTCCAAGATATGCAATCGTATTGAAGGGAGCGAAGTTAAGTCAAAAATCCAAAGAGCAACTTGTAAATTATTTCCGCCAAGAAGTAAAAGGCAAACATCATGGAACATTGATTGTTCCGCTTCCCCCGTCAATGGGGCAAGACTCAGATATTAGATTTGAGAAACTAGAAGCTGGAGTACAGGACTCGTCTTTTGATAAGTATCGTAAGGCGAACAGAGATGAAATCTTGGTCGGCAACAGAGTTCCTGCTCCGAAGGTCGGCGTCTATGACAATGCAAACCTTGCTGTGTCTAGAGATGCCGATAAGACTTTCAAAATTCAAGTCGTCGGTCCAGACCAGGCGATTATAGAAAAGAGATTCAATAGAATCGTTAAAGAGTTTACCGATCTAGTCACGTTTAGATTTGAAACGATTGACCTTATTGATGACGATATTCAATCTCGAATCAACGACAGATACCTCAGAACAGAGGTTATCTCGCCCAATGAGGTTAGGCAGGAACTTGGCCTACCGCAAAGGCATGGGGGGAATGAGATTCTTCCGTTCCCATCAAGAATACGTATGGCTCAACTTGAGATTGATCAAGAAGAGCAATCAAAGGAACCCGGGGCACCGGAAGAAAATGATAATGCTCAGTCAGGCTCGCCAGAAAGGGCTGGCCCGGATCGCGAAGGTGGCCAAACCCCCACAGCGGACACGGGCGAAAGGCGAGAGCGCGGAGAAGCGCAAGATGAATAAAGGAGGACACTATGTCTTATAATGGAATGGAATCTATCGTCTGGTGGGGCACCCCCGACGGGTATCAGGACTCTGATGGAGTAATTCAGATTACGGCTGCTGATGGTGACCATATTTCGATAAGTTGTTTATGGGTATGGAATTCACATGCGACGACCGCCGGTACAATACAGTTTGATGGCGGTTCAACTGACCAGCGCAGAATTGCAATACCACCTGGCGGCACTACTTATATTGCTATACCCGGAAACCATCATAGTTTTGAAGTCAAGACTACTGCCGTTAACTGCCGTGTATTCGCGACAGGTTCGTAACACAACTTGCGTTTTTATGCAATAAATAGTATATTCAATACATAGGAGGGCAAACTATGCAAAATGACACATTCAATGTGACTTTCCCTATTGACATGATCAAGCAGGAAGAGCGCATTGTTACTGGTATTGCCACTGCCGATAATATCGATAAATCTGGAGACATCATTGAATTTGATGCGACACTAACCGCCTTTAAGGCGTGGCGTGGAAACATCAGAGAAATGCATGCTCCTATTGCCGTTGGTAAAGCTGTTGACTATGAACCTATCAATCTTGATTTTGAAGGTTCGGATCATAAAGCTATGCAGTTATCTGCGTATATTTCCAAAGGGGCACAGTCCACTTGGGAAAAAATACTTGATGGTACCTTATCGGCATTTTCGGTCGGGGGCAGAATCCTAGAGCGGGTCAGGGATGAAGAGTTAACTAAAGAACTTGGACGACCTATTACCCGTATCAAGAAATACGAACTCGGTGAAGTTAGTATTGTAGACAACCCTGCCAATCCGGCAGCAGTTGTTGAATTAATTAAGTCTGATGGTGATGGAACGCTCTATTACGCATTAGAAAATGATCAAAATGACATTGAAAGTAATGAAGATTTGCTAAAGAATGAAAATTATGATAATCTTCAAAATGTGATTGATGAATCAGTTGATACAAACGTCCTTGAGAGTAACTTCTCTGTTGAGGAGAAAGTTTCTCTTCTACGTCGTTTTGTCAATTGGCTCGTTGATGATAAAGATGACGATTTAACTTTCGCATCAGACAACTTCGAAGAGTTGGATAAAGACGACTCTTCCGAAGATTCTGAAGGAGATATGATTGATATGGATATTGAAACCATTAAAGAAGCGTTAGCCGCAGTCGTTGATGAAAAGCTTTCTGTTATGCGAGAGGAAATTACCACTTACATTGACGAGAAGCATGAAGAGATTGCTAAAAACGTTATTGTTGAGGAAGTTGAGGAGGTCACCGTTGAGGAGGCCACCGCAGAAGAATCAACAGAAATTGAAGATGCCGTTGTTGCATTCCGCCAGGAACTTGACGAGGCATTAAGTACTATTGAGGAACAGAAAACTGCTCTTTCCGAGGCTTCGGCCAAGATTGAGGATCTGGAATCTTCAGGTGCAATGAAGAAGAGTGTCGAGAGCGACGACGAACTGGAAGAGGAAGAAGTTGTTATTGAAAAGTCTGAAGAGACTTTTTGGACAAACGCTTATCTCCCCCGAGAGCTCATTAAGTCTCTAGGCTACGATTCGTAAATATAGGAGGAAATAATGAGTACACAAGAAGAAATTCTTGCAAAGGCAAATGAAGTCACCACAAGCGTCGTTGGCGCTGCCAGTGGTGGTATCCTCAAGCCTGCTCAGGCTAATCGGTTTATCGACTTTGTTGTCGATCAGTCTACGCTCCTCCAGAGTTCGCGCGTTGTTCGCATGCGCTCTGATCAGATGGAGATCGACAAGCTGTCGGTTGGTACTCGCATTATGGCGAAGGCCACTGAAGCTTCCGACACTGGCGCAAATGCTGCTGTTACCTTTACCAAGGTGAACTTAACTACCGTTAAGCTTCGCTTGGATTGGGAAGTCAGCACTGAGTCCCTTGAGGATAATATTTCGGGAGATTCCCTTGAGGATCATCTCGCGCAGGTTATGGCTCGCCAGACTGCAAATGACCTTGATGACTTGCTCATCAATGGTGATACTACGGACAGCAATGCCCTACTCAAGAGTCTTGACGGTTACATTAAGTTAGCCACAGCAAGCGGTTATGTTCTAGATGCAGAGGGCGGCATGCCGATCTCTCGTTCAGTGTATGATCGTGCGCTTCGCAAGATGCCAAGCAAGTACCTTCAGCGTAGGCCGGAACTTCGGTTCTTTGCAGGCCCGCAGTTGGTGCAGGACACGATCTACCATTTGGGAGATCCGTCTGTTAAGGTTGACGGGGATGTCGCTTCTGGCGGCGAGCCGGCAAACTCTGGCATTGGTGGACGATACTTTGACGGCGCAGGCGGTGCCAATGGTGGCCCTGGTGATACAGGGTTGCGCCCATTTGGCATTCCGGTTCTTGAGGTTCCCCTCATGCCGGAAACTGTTGCTGGTGATTATGGTGGGGCCGCAGGTAGCCACGCTTACCTGTTGCTTACCTTCCCGAATAACCACATCGTGGGTATTCAGAGGGAAATCACTGTGTATCGGGAGTTCAAGCCGAAGAAAGATACAATTGAGTATACTCAATTCATTCGTTGCGCTTCGAACATTGAGAATGGCGACGCTTATGTTCTTACCAAGAACGTTAAGCGTAGAGCTGCTTAATAAAAATCTAGCACACTATGAGGTCGATGGGGCAGTGGTAACGCTGCCCCATTGCCTCGTTTGGTATTGGTATTAATAAAGGAGGTGTGATATTATTACATCATGGCTGATAATAAAGTAGTTACTTCTAAATCCATTAAGGAAGCAGAAGTCGAAGGACCAGATGATGCCGCCGCAGAGGCCGCGCCAGCAAAAAAGGCGCCCGCCAAGAAAAAGGCCGCATCTTCTAAAGAAACAGAAATTTTAGTTAAGATGGTTATGGGAAGAGGGTATGCGACCGGAGGTCACGATTTCACTCTCGAACATCCATTTAAGGCTTTGCCCAAAGAGCAGGCGCTGATATTAATTGGCACAGGTTCTTTTGCGCGAGCCACGGATAAAGAGCTTAAAGCTTTTTATAAGGAGTAAATATGGCTGACGAAGAAACAACAGAAGAAACCGAAGAGGTTGAAGCCGCTGAGGCTCCAGTCGCGCTCTGGCGCAAGAAGGAGACTCCTGTCGTTAAAGAAACTCCTGTTGTTAAACCAAGTGGGAATATTATTGTTAAATATGTGCGTGGAGGTTCATATGGGATACAAGGTCATTTCTTTGACCAAGAAAATCCGTATGGATCGGTAACTCCGCAGTTTGCCAATACACTGATTGCAACTGGAGCTTTTGTTGAAGCCACAGAGTCTGAATATCAGGCTTATAATAGGAATAAAAAATAGGAGGAAATAATGGCTGCAATCAGTAATTATTTAGAAGATAAGCTTCTTGACCATGTTATGCGGAACACCGCTCTGACCAGCCCCACTACTGTATACTTGGCGTTGTTCTCAAGCAACCCAACGGATGCGGGTTCGGGCACTCAGGTATCTGGAGGCTCGTATGCAAGGCAGGCTATTACTTGTGGTGCTTCGTCGAGTGGAACCATCTCGAATTCAGCAGAGATCAGTTTCACCGTGATGCCCGCAGTGACAGTTACGCATATTGGAGTATACGACCACGTATCCGCTGGAAATCTTCTTTTCCACGGTGCGCTGAGCTCTAGCAAAGCGGTTGATGCCGGGGACACGTTCAAGATCGCTATTGGTGATTTAGATATTTCGCTCGATTAAGCCGGGGGGAACGTCTGATGGCTATAAAGAGACGAGAGTTTATAGGAGGAGCTACAGAGACTTCGTTGTCTAGTGGGATTAATTCCACAGCGACAACTATATCTGTGGCTGACGGATCTGGCTTTCCGACGGGAGGCGATTTCCCATTTGTAATTGTAGTTGACCGTGGAGAAAGCGATGAGGAGAAAGTTCTCATCGCGTCAAGGTCGAGCAATACTTTGACAGTTGCAACGAACTATGGCGGTGTGACTTCAGGCAGGGCGTTCGATGACACCAGTGGTGCTGCACATGACTCTGGGTCCAAAGTCGCCCATGTCTTAGATGCCACCACAATGACGGATCTGTCTCAGTCGTCTTATGACACTGAGGTGCTATACTGGATGGGGGGTACGTAAATGGCACAGTTAACCGCTAAGAATCTGTACAGGGGACAACCAGGAACATCTATTGCTACCTTGTATACGGTAACGAATACAACTGATTACCATACTATTGTAAAGAATATAATTATCTGCAATACGACAGATACCGCTGCAACTTTAGATATGTATACCGTTGCGTCCGCTGGAACCGCTGCAGCAGCGAACCAAATCTTTTCAGATTTTACGGTTGAAGGGGACGAAACGGTCAGCATCGATCTTTCCCTTGTCTTGGCACAGAATGAAACATTGCAAGCACTACAAGGAACCTCTGCCGCTCTTACGCTGACCATAAGCGGGGTAGAGCACACGACGTAATGACGATCAAGAGGTACCCGGCAGCATCAGTTTCAGCATCAACTGTAGCTTCCCTGGTTACCAATGTTACGAGTGGAGCTCCGACCACTCCAGCGTCAGAAGGTGCAATCGCAATAGATACCACAAACGATGCTATCTATATTCGTTCCGGCAATGCCTGGGTTGAGATTGATACCGAAGCCACCGCTATCGTCCAAGATGGTGCCCCGGCCAGCCCTGTTAATGGCGATATCTGGTATGAGTCCGATACTGGACGTACTTTGATCTATTATGCCGATGGATCTTCAAACCAATGGGTTGAAGTTGGTGTTGCTTCTGCTGCCGGTGTATCCGGTATTGACGGGAAGGTCCAGTTCGCAGAAGGCAACACGTTTGCGTCGGACACACTTTTACATTGGGACAATACAAATAATCGTCTTGGCGTAGGCACCGCCAGCCCGTCCACCACTCTCCATATTGGAGGGGACTTGACTGTGGATGGTACAACTACAACAATTAACTCTACAACATTAACGATTGATGACAAGAACATTGAATTAGGTTCTGTTGACACACCGTCAGATACCACCGCAGATGGCGGGGGTATTACTTTAAAGGGTGCGTCTGATAAGACGATCCTGTGGGAAAACGACACGGATGCATGGCATTTCAATCAGGGTATCAATGTCACAGCTGGCAACGTCGGCATCGGCACCTCCAGCCCTGATCAGGCACTCACAGTCGCAGGTAATCTCCAAGGTTATGGCATCCATGTTGACTCGTCTTCGGGTGCAGGTATTGAGATCGACCGTGGCGCTTCCAGCAACAGTCACGGCGTCCTGTTCCAGACAGCAGGTACAACTGACTGGTACATCGGGAATCACAACGATGGTGATGCGCTGGTTATCAAAGATGGATCGTGGACTGGTACCGATATTGCAGCGTTCACACCGACCGGGCTGGGTATCGGGGACACCTCCCCCGCTCAGACACTCTCCGTCGCAGGGACTGCATCCTTCACGGATTCGATCCAGACGGGATCGGAGACGTTCACTCAGGAGCCGTGGGCAGGGTCAACGATTGCGCTTGGCAACTATGGCGGTATCGGGACACAGGGTTCG